TCGCCGCAAATGGACCAGCAGGCGGAATATCTTGAGAAGGATTTTAACCATTACCTGACCGTGACTGCGAAGGAATATTATCCTGACACGGACAAGATGCTTTTCATGTTGGGCTTTGGCGGTTCAGCTTTTAAAAAAGTTTACTTCTGCCCCCTGCGTAACCGTCCCGTTTCTGAAACGGTTGATGCTGATGACCTTATTGTCAACAATGAAGCCACGGACCTTTCAAATGCTCGCCGTATTACCCACAGAATCTCTATGCGTCCTACGGTTGTCAAAAGAATGCAGATTATTGGCGCATACCGGGACGTTGACCTTGGACAGGCCAAGCAAAAGGAACTTGACGCTGTACAAAGAGAGAAAAACGCGATTCAAGGAACCCAAGACGATATCAACGTCGCGGAAGATAGGGACCGCGAGATATATGAGTGCTACTGCGAATTAAACATTCCGGGCTTTGAGCATGAAATTGACGGTGAAGCGTCTGGCTTGGAAGTCCCCTACCGCGTAACCATAGACGTTTCGTCTAAGCAAGTTCTTAATATTGTCCGCAATTATGATGAGCAAGATCAAGACCTACCAGAGGCAGATACGCACTTTGTTAAGTATGATTTTGTGCCGGGTCTTAAATTTTATGGCATGGGTCTACTTCACATTTTAGGCAACACGACCAATGGCTTAACTGCCGTTTGGCGCGAATTGCTTGACGCGGGTATGTACGCCAACTTCCCCGGCTTCCTGTACGCCAAAACTTCAGGACGTCAGAATAGTAACATATTCCGCGTTCCTCCGGGCGGCGGCGCGCAGATTGACACGGCTGGCATGCCCATCCAGCAAGCCGTTATGCCATTGCCTTACAAGGAACCATCCGGCGCATTGGGTGCATTTGCAGAAACCATTAGCCAATATGGCCAGCGTCTAGGTGGCACGGCTGAGATGCAAGTGGGCGAGGGTAAGCAAGACGCCCCTGTTGGGACGACATTGGCCATCATTGAGCAAGCCCAAAAACTTCTTAATAGTGTCCACAAGCGGTTGCATGCGGCTCAAGCTGAAGAGTTCCAGTTGCTTGCGCAATGTTTCCGTGATCACCCTGATTCGTTTTGGCAGCGCAATAAGCGCCCAGCGGGCCAGTGGGATGAGCGGACATTTTTGTCCGCCTTGGATAACTATGATTTGGTTCCGCAAGCTGATCCTAACACGGCCAGCCATATTCAGCGCGTCATGAAAGTGACGGCCCTCGTGCAGTTGGCTCAGCAGGCGCCTGACTTGTACAACCTTGACGCGGTTAACCGTGAAGCCTTGTTAACACTTGGCTGGGCTAACCCTAGCACGTTGCTGCGTGACGTTCAGAACCAGCCGCCACCACCAGACCCGCAGGCTCAAGCCGCGCAAATGGCGGGACAGGCGGCAATGATTACGGCGCAGTCCAAAATGATGGAAGCACAAGCCAAGACGGCTGAATTGCAAGCCAAGACGGGTGCAAATCAACAGATGTCGCCAGAGGATCAAATCCACATGGCTGAAATCCGGCAAAAGGGTGTTGACTCTGAGTTGGATGCCATTAACCGCAAGCGCGACCGTGAAAGCCGTGAACGTCTTGCGGCGGTTAAGTTTGCAGAAGAAATGGCCCGTAACCCACAAGGCCTTAACATTGCTCGTCAACTCATTGATCCAAGCATGTTGCAACGTCTTGAGGGCAACGAACCTGAAATGGCACCACAACCCGGCGGCGTTATACAATAGGTAGATCATGACTGATTACCCAGAGCAAATTGGAACAAAGCCCAATACGTTGGACCCAGCTTACGATATAGCTATGTCTAAAATAAGAGATTTAAATAAAAACTTAGCTGGATTTGATCTTGAAGCTAATTCTTTTATGCCCCACACTGGATTGGATCAACCTTTAATAGGTGGAACAGGATTACCAACAGCCATTAAAGCGGCTCAATCAATAAATAAGGATTTAGGTTATGATACAACACAAAACGGCGCATTCTACAGAATCACGCCAAGAAGCATTAGCGCGAATAGACCAAACATTACAAAAGATGGCAGCCAAATATGGCCAGCCACGCCCGCTGACGCCAACGGAACGGGACCGATTAGATACGGAGATACGGCATATGACAAAACAACGTATAAACCCTATAAGGTAATGCCTTCTGACGAACAAAACATACCCCTTCAGGTTGCTCAAAAATATGTTCAAGACCGTGGATTGCCAGACGTATCTCAACCTAAAATGGCGCCGTCGTCATTAGAAAAACAAGGCGCAATTGGCGCAACTTATGATTTAGCGGTTCAGGGCAGCCCTGAATATAAACAATCCGTTTTTAATGCTTACCGTCGCATGATGCCAGAAGTTATCAAACAATCGGGTGCTACTAATTACGATGAATTATTAAAGTCAGCGTATGGTCAAATGGCCAAAGAAACCGCTGACCAATTTGATGCATTACCTTTGCGTTACTCGTATCACCGCAACGGTGAAGGAAATTATATAGACAGTTCTAATATGTTGCATGACCTTCATGACAACGGGCATCTGTTTGTTTACCAAGGCGGAGACAAACACGATTTTTTAAATAATATTGACCCTAAAACAGGGTTGAATGAAAATGAAAAATTTAGGGCCGTCCATGATGCATTAGGACACGGAATTTATGGCAATACTTTTGGGGCAGAAGGTGAAGAGCGGGCTTGGGGTGTTCACTCTCAAATGTATTCACCTCTTGCACAATTAGCAATGACTGCGGAGACGCGGGGGCAAAACAGTTACGTTAATTACACGCCTGTTAATGTTGATATTAAACAAAAAATTTACGATATTGAAAGCCAAATGGCACAAGCCAAACGATTGGGAAATACGGCGGATTTGGCTGAATTAAAGCAAGCTAAAAAAAATGCTTACGACAATTTAATTTTTGCGCCTCAAAAATCTGTTTTATTACCTCCAGAATATTTAAGTACTGCTTACAATGGCCAAGTGCCGGATTATATTAAAAATTTAATTAAGCCGCCAGAAGAAACGGTTTTTTCATCGCCCCTTACTCATTACAGTTTTAGCCCATCATTGGGCAGAACAGACCCATCTTACTACGGCACTGGTTTAAGAGGGGATGAACGTAATCGCGTATTAGGCGGCGGAATGCCGCGGACTTATTTTTACCTTGGTGAACCGGGAACGGTAACGCCGGAGGCAGGAGTAGGGCCAACGCGATACCGCGCTGAAGCACAAAATTTATATAATATGGCTTCTGATCCTCAAAAATTATATGGTTTGGCAAAAATTAGCAATTTGTCGTCTCCATTGTCCAATTTTAATCCTAATTCTTTTCCTAAAGATCAAATTATGAATGATTTTGAGAAATTATTAAGAACGTATGGTTATTCTGGGTATGCCCAACCTAACCAAGCATATCCAACCGCCATTATGTTTGACCCTGTGCAGGTTCAACGTAGAAATACTGGCGGCGAAGTAGACAATGCGTTACGTTTAGCAAAGAACGTAATTGGTGATTCAAATGATTAATGATGAAATTAAACACGCTTTACGTATTGTGGCGGCTATGGGTCGTGGAACAGATTCTATTCTTGCCCACATTAATCCCCATGAAGCTGCATTGTTAAAGAAGTTTGGTGGATCTGGTAAAATTAATCCTAAAACAGGGTTGATTGAGTTTGATGACGGAGAAGGCGGAGGTGAAGCAGCTTCCCCTTGGTCTGCAGCGGCCCAAAATGATCAACCGTCACAAAATGAATCTTTAAATGCTTTTATAGGAAGAGAAGACCCGCAACGGTATACGGACCCTGAAGGTAACCGTTTAACCGCAGAAGAAAGAACTCCTTACGAAAGAACAGGAGTAACCCAATCAAATTTTGTTCCCACAGGGTTAGGGCAGGCTTTATTTAGAGATACTTCAGGAGAAATGACTGTTGGGCAAAACACCAGAAGTGATGTGGCGGGGCCAACAGCTAATCAAATTGCGGCGGAACAAGCCAATCAAGAAGAAAACAGGGCAATGGCGGCAAATGCTGCAATGGCTCAACGCGCTGGTGTTATGACTGGACAGCCAGAAGCGCCTACTTTCACTGGCAATACAACAGAAGAACAACAATTAAAAGATGCTGAAGCTAGCCAGCGAGCAGCTATTAACGCAGCTATAACTGGCGCCAATTATACTGCTCCCGGCACAGTTTCTGCCGCTGATGTTGTTACTCCTGCTACTCTTGGCGCAACTGGCAAAGCATTTGTAGATGCGGCCAATCGTGGGATTGCAGGAATGCAAGGCGGGCTTAATTATCCTAAAACTGATTTTAGCCAATTTGGACAACTAGGGTTCAATTCAAATGTGGCTGGAACACCCCGTGAATCACTTGTTGCCGCTGAGCCACAACATTACGAACTATTAGGTAAACAAATAGCGCCATCTCAAGATTCTGTATTGTCTGATGCTTTATATAAAGCTACAACTTTTGAACCATCTCAAAATGCTGCATTGCGCGCTGCAAGAGATGCAATAACGCAAAATATGGGGCAGCCTGAAAATACTCCTACAACAACAGTTGCTCAAAAGGCAGCGGGGCTAGGTTCAGCTACTCCGGCAAATTTGCCAGCAGCTAAAACCTCCCCTCAAGCTGACACAAGCGCAGTTGCAAACGAGGCGCCAAGAATACCTGTTGATAGCTTGGAAGACCCTGCGTTAATTGCAGCTTACAATGCAAAATATAATCTTGCTGGTCCTAGAAACGCATATGCGGACATGACATTGGGTCAACGTATACCCAATATTACAACCAATAATTCGCTTATTAACACGGTTCAGGGCGCAAATAATTTTTTGACAAATTTATTTACGCCAAATTACAAGCTTGGGTCAGATGAATACAATAAAATAAGCCAAAATGCGGAAAGGCAGCCTGAAACGTCATTTGGCGGGCATGGCGGTGGGCAGCAACAGCTTCCAATTGAGGCAGTTGCGGCACCTGTGGCGGCGACTCCTGCGGCGGCCCCTGTCGTTCCGGGTACACCAGTGCCATACACATACGCCAAACGCACTCCATACCTTGATTACGGTGCATATGGTGCCGGAATTGGCAATGTGGCGCCAATTTCCTATCGTGATCCTATTAATTGGGCATTAGTGCCGGGCTACCGCGCCACTGGCGGAAGAGTTGGCGAAAACAATGCCTTAGCTAACGCAATACGCTTGCTTGCCATGCAGAACAGATCATGAACATCTATTGTGCAAACTTGGTAAATAGGCTAATATTCCCTTATTACATCTGCGGACGCGCAGTGAAGGAGCAGACTTATGCATGAGTATCTTAAACAGGCCCGTGAGGGTGCAGCCAAGAAGTTAAAAGGCATCCAGAGCGGTGAGCCTCATACTAAAGTTGACTCCTCGT